TTGAGCATGCGGTGCGCACCGAACTGCGCCTAGTCATGACGCCGCAGGGCCAAACCCAGCAGCAAGACCAGTCGCACGACGTGACCATTCTGCGCACCACCAAGCGCGGCAAAATCTGCTTTGAATCGGTGCCACAGGACGAATTCCTGCTGTCGCCGGCCGCGCGCAGCCTGGAGGACGACAATCTGCCGTTCATCGGGCGCCGCTACCGCAAGACCATCTCGCAGCTGGAAGAAATGGGCGTGTCGGACGCGGAAGACATCACCAGCGACACCGCCGAGGAAGGCTGGCTCAACACCGCGCGCTATCGCTACAACGACAGCACCTGGGAACTCGACCTATACGAACCGGCCGACCCGGCGATGCGTATGGTGTGGCTGACTGACGCTTATATCCGTCTGGACTATGACGGCGACGGAATCGCCGAGTTGCGGCATATCATCCGCTCCGGAACACGCGTGCTACTCAATGAGGAAGTGGACGACCACCCGTTCTCGGCGTTCTGCCCGGTGCCGATTACCCACCGCGTGATTGGGCTATCGGTAGCAGACCAGGCGATGGAGAGCCAGCGCATTAAGACCGCCGTGCAGCGCGCGGTTCTGGATAACTTCTATCTGAGCGTGAACAAGCGCATCGGCGCGGTGGTCGATCAAGTCAATCTGGACGATCTGCTCGACTCCAAGCCGGGCGGCATCGTGCGCATTAAGCGACCAGATGCGCTGGTGCCGATTGAGCAGTCCGGGATCGGCGCCGACGCGATGGGCCTGCTCGAATATCTGGAAGTACAGAAAGAGAACCGCACCGGCTTCACCCGCTACTCGCAGGGCTTGCAGGCCGACAGCCTGAACCAGACCGCGACCGGCATGAACATCATCACCAACCGCTCCGACCAGCGCGTGGAGCTGATCGCGCGCCTGTTCGCCGAGGCGATGAAAACGCTGTTCAAGAAAACCTTGGCCTTGGTGATCCAGCACCAGGACCGCAAGGCGGTGTACCGGCTGCGCAATCAATGGGTCGAGGTCGATCCGAGCGAATGGCGCACCAACTACGACATGTCGGTGACGGTCGGCCTAGGCACCGGCAACAAGGATCAGCAGGTGCAGCACATGATGATGTTGCTGCAGACCCAGCAGCAGTTGCTACAGCTGGGCGTGGCCACGCCGCAGAACATTTTCGCCGCCGCCTCAAGGCTGACCCAGGCGCTCGGCTACAAGAACAGCGAGCAGTATTTCACCGAACCGAACCCGAACGGCCCGCTGCAGCAGATGCAGCAGCAAATGCAGCAGATGGACCAGCACGCCAAGGAGGCAGTCGCGGCACTGCAGCAGCAAATCGCCCAGCTCAAGGCGGATAAGGAAGTGGACCTGCGCAAGGTCGATGTGTCGGCCTACGGCGAGGAAACCAAGCGCATGGCCGCGTTGGCGCCGGCACTGACGCCGGACCAGTTGATGCCGCTGATTCAGCAGATGGTCATGCAAGTGCTGTCCTCGCCGGATGTGCTGCCGCTGCCGCCGCAAATGCAGCCGATGCCCCAGCAGCCGATGAATGGGCCAAATATGGCACCTCCCACTGAGCCGGGGATGATGCAATGAACGACGAACAGGAAATGGCGCGCGGTCAGGAGGCGGAAACGCTGCTGGAATCGCCGCTGACCACCGACAACCTCAACCACCCGACCTTGCAGGCGGTGTTTGACGAAATCGAGGCGCAGTTGACCCAGGCGTGGAAAGACGCGCCGCTACGTGACCTCGAAGGCCAACAGGAGTTGAAACGATGGCTGGCAGTATTGACCAAGATTCGCAACCATCTGGACAGCGTGGCGCAAAGCGGCCGAATGGCGGCACTGGCGATAGAACAGCGCAAGAACCCAGTGCAGCGCGTGGTACAGACCACGCTCGAAAAGCTTGGCATACGCTAGAGCCGCTGATCAAGGCGGCGGAACGGGAGCGCGGCTTGCCGGTGACGCAGGTGTTCTGCGAGGCAGGCCCGGACCTGTACCACGGCCGCTACGGTAGCGCGCCGGTGTTGGCCGGCAAACAGGATGTGATTATTTTCACGGACGGCCACTTGGTCGTCCTTTAATCGAGGGATTGCACAATGACTACGACCACCGAGAACGGCGTCGAGGGCATGGGCAGCGAGCTAGACCGGCTCGCCGCATTGTTGGGTGAGGAAGACGAGGACCTGGACGAGGCCGCTGACAGCCAAGCCGAAGACCGGGACGACGGCGCAGAAGAAGGTGCCGACGCCGAGGACGAATCCAAAGACGATGACGATAATGACGAGCTCGTTACCATCAAAGTCGATGGCAAAGAGCGCCAGGTCAGCCGGGCCGAACTGATCGAGCTGGCGCAGAAATCCGATTCTGCCACCCAGCGCTTTCAAGAAGCTGCGGCAGTACGCCAGCAGGCGGAACAAGTCCAGCAGCAGGCATCACAGGCGCGCGATCAGGCTATGCAGTTGGCGCAGCAGTACCAGGAACAGTTGGGCTCACAGCTGGCGCAGTTCCAGCAGGTCGACTGGCAGCAGTTGCTGAACGAAGACCCGCAGCAGTATCTGCAGGTTAAGCACGCGTACGACGCGCTGCAGCAGCAGATGTACGCGGTGGCCCAGCACCGCCAGCAGTTGGCGCAGGAAACGGCGCACGAGCAGCAGCGCGTGGCCAGCGAAACCTTGCAGCGTGAGAGCCAAGCCTTGCTACAAGCCCTGCCTGAGTGGCGCGACCCAAAAGTCGCTACCGCCGAACAGGGCGAGATTAAGGAATGGATGCTCAAGCGCGGCTATTCGCAAGCGGAAATCAGCAACGTGACCGACCATCGACGGCTGCTGGAACTGCGCGACGCCATGCTGCTGTCCAAACTGCGCGACAAGAAGCCGCTGCTGGACAAGAAAGTAAAGGACTTGCCGAAACCGCCGGCCAAATCGGGCGGCCGCCAGGCACCGAGCAAGAACGACCGCGCCGCTTCGGACAAGCTGCGCAAAACCGGGCGCGTGAACGACGCGGTCGGCGCCCTGACCAAATTTTTGTAATTTAGGAGAACCACCATGGCTGTCCCATCGAATACCCAGCTGTCTTACAGCACCAACGGCATCAAAGAAAGCTTTGAAGATGTGATTTTCAACATTGCGCCGACCGACACCCCGTTCCTGTCGATGCTGGAGCGCGGCTCCGTGACGCAGAAGCGCCACCAGTGGCAAACCGATTCGCTGGCCAGCGCCGCAAACAACGCGCAGCTGGAAGGCGACGACGCCTCCGCGCTGGCCGCCACCGCAACCACGCTGTACGACAACTACACGCAGATTTCCACTAAGACGGTGCAGGTGTCCGGTTCCAACCGCGCGATGCAGAAGTGGGGCCGCAGCAAGGACGAGCTCGCCTACCAAGTCGCGCTGCGCGGCAAGGAAATCAAGCGCGATATGGAGTTCGCGCTGACGCAGAACACCACCTATAACGCTGGTGCGGCCGGCACTGCGCGTCAGTTGCGCGGCCTGGAGGGATGGATTGCCACCAACAACAACCTGGGCGCAACCGGCGTGGCCCCGGTGCCGTCCACCAACACCGCGCCGACCGATGGCACCCAGCGAGCCATGACCGAAGCGATGTTCAAGGACGTGATCCTGAAGTGCTACACCTCGGGTGGCTCGCCGGCCATCGCCATGTTTGGCCCGTTCAACCGCCAGCAGGCGTCCAGCTTCACCGGCAACAGCACGCGCACCGACGACGGCGAGGACAAGACCCTGACCGCCACGCTCAACGTGTACGTGAGCGACTTCGGCGATCTGAAGCTGATCCCGAACCGCTTTCAGCGTGCCCGCACCGGCTTCGTGCTGGATATGGACTATTGGAAGCTCGGCACGCTGCGCCCGATGCAGATCGAAGACCTGGCCAAAACCGGCGACTCGGACAAGCGCATGATCGTGACCGAGTACACGCTGATCGCCAGCCAGGAAGCGGCATCAGGCGCGGTAAGGGATCTAACGACGGCTTAACACATTAATAATGTATTAAGCATTACTGGTCCATTTGCTGATAAGATATGCGACGCAACTTAACTAAAGGAGCGTCGTATGTCTGAATGTTGCATAAAAGGTTGTGATAAGGCTGCCGTCTGTAAAGGGATGTGCATGGTTCATTACAGCCGCGTAAAGGCGCATGGCTCACCGTTCATAACCATGCAAATACGCGGAAATGATGAAGCCAGATTCTGGAGCAAGATCAGAAAGGGCACCCCGGATGAGTGCTGGGAATGGCAAGCCAAAGCGCAAACAGATGGGTACGGGGTTATTGCCATTGGCGGAAGAAATGGAAAGCATGTGTTAGCTCACCGTTATTCCTACGAGCTAGCTAACGGACCCATCCCTGATAACAAAGAGGCCTATCACGGCTTTGTGGTGATGCATCTTTGTGATAACCGCAAGTGTGTTAACCCCGCTCATTTGCAACTAGGCACACAGGCGGAGAATTGCCGGGATGCGGCCGATAAAGGGCGGATGATAGTGCCTAAATTGCGTGGCGAACAGCATCATAACAGCGTGAAGCTGAGTCGTGAGCAAGCCTTGGAGATTAGCCAATCACCTGAACCTGGACCGGTTTTAGCTAAGCATTACGGTGTATCAAAACACACGGTTAACCGGATAAAAGCCGGCGACCACTGGTTAATTAGATAGGAGGCATCATGCCTAACATTCGGCAAAACGATGACGGCTCGTTCGGCATCGAGGGCAAGGACGGCGGCAAGGGCGGCTTTGTCAAGATCAACATTCCGTATAACGCGTCCAGCGTCGATTCGGTGAACATGGTGGCGGCGCGCTCCTATCGCGTGATCGACGTGCGCGGCCGGGTGGAAGTGGCTGGCACCGACGCGGGTGCGGTCACGGCCGCAGTCAAGAAAGCGCCATCCGGCACCGCGATTGGGTCCGGCACCGCGCTGCATAGCAGCACCTTTAACCTGAAGGGCACGGCGGCCACCAACCAGACGCTGACGCTGTCCACCACCAGCGCCGATCTGGATATTGCCGTCGGCGACTCGATTGGGGTGGATTTGACCGGCACGCTGACCTCTGCCACCGGGGTGCTGACCATCACGCTAGCACCGGCATAACGCAAAAAGGAACGGCACCACCGTTCCTTTATTTCGTTCAGCTATAATGACAGCAATGTAAATTAAGGTGCCGGCATATGTTTAATCGAGTGAATATTCAGGCGACCGGTTCGACCATCGCCACCGGTGCATCGTCGGCCAGCGTGGCGCTGCCGAACAATGCCGCCGGAGTGGCACCTGAATGGGTGCGGGTGGTGGCGACCGCCGCCGCTTACGTCAAGGTCGGTCCGTCCACCGTCACCGCGGCGGCCGGCGACATGCTGGTGCAGCCGGGCGACGGGGTGTTGCTGCGCGCCAAGGGCTGGACCCATATCGCGGCGATCCAAGTCACCGCCGGTGGCACGGTGCAGATTTCGCCGGTCGAGGATGCGCGATGAGCCAGGTCACGACGCAGTTTCAGGCGCATGACGGCCGGCTGATCGTGCGCCGCGAGCAGGACGTGGAGCCGATCCTGGAGGCGGCCAAGCGCGCGCATCGCGAGGGCGTGCACGGCAGCCGCGACATGCGCCACGCCGCCTCGCTGCCGATGGTGCTGGTCGAGAAATACTGCAACGACCACGCGATCAGCTTCGCGGAGTTCATGCGCGAGCCGAAGCACGTCAAGGCGATGTGCAACGACCCGGCCTTGGCGCATTTCCGCATCTGGCCCGGTAAAGTGTGATGGCGATCACAAATTACGGCGAACTGAAAACGGCGCTGGCCAACTGGCTGCACCGCACCGACCTGAGCGCGCGTCTGCCCGAGTTCGTCACGCTGGCGCAGGTGCGGATTTCCGATGACGTACGCGCCAACGCCAACACGGTGAGCGCCAGCGGCACCAGCACCGACAAGACCATTCCATTGCCGGCCGATTTTATCGAGGGGCGCAGCCTGCATTTGAGCATCAACGGCACCAACCGCCCGCTCGATTACCTGACGCCGGCGCAATACGCCCACTTGGCGCAGCCGACCGGCGACGCCGACGCCTATACCATCATCGGCTCCAGCATCCTGCTGGCGCGCAACCCGAGCGGCAACCAGAGCTACACGCTGGTGTATTACGCCAAGGAAACGGCTCTCAGTGCCGACAGCGACACCACCACGCTGCTGAGCACTCGCCCGGGGCTGTACCTGTACGGCACGCTGTGCGAAGCGGCCCCGTATCTGCGCGACGCCGACACGCTGGCGCTGTGGGAACAGAAATACGCGCACGAGGTGCAATGGGTGAATGGCTCGGTTTCCGGTCATTCCAATATGCGGATTCGCGCCGATCAAGGAGTGTAAAACATGGGCCTGGAAACCGGCACCTATGTTGGCGACCTGAACACCGCCAACCCGCTGAGCAACGACCCGAAATCGCAGGGTGACGACCATCTGCGCCTGATCAAGACGGTCCTGAAGAACACCTTCGCCGGGTTCTCCGGCGTGGTGGTGGCAACCGGCAGTGAGGCGCAGGGCGGCACCGTCAACGATTACGTGGTGACCGTGTCGCCGGCCCCGGCCGCCTATACGGCCAACACCTTTGTGGTGTTCAAGGCGACCCATACCAACAACGGCGCCGCGACGCTGAAAATCAATGCGTTGACGGCACAGACGCTCAAGGATGTCGAAGGCAACGCGTTATCGTCCGCCGACATTGCCAACGGCGCAGTGGTGGTGGCCTGGTACGACGGCACCAGCTTCTTTCTTATCAGCGGCAACGACCGCGCCGACCGCAGCGGCGAAACCTACACCGGCACCCATGACTTTACCGGCGCGACGCTGAACGCTTCGGCGTTGACCGCCACCACGCAGAGCCAGGGCGACAACTCGAACAAGGCGGCCACCACCGCCTATGTTGACACCGGGCTGGCCCCAAAAGCCAACCTCGCCTCGCCGGCGTTGACCGGCACGCCGACCGCGCCAACGGCCGCAGCGGGCACCAACAACACGCAGATTGCCACCACCGCCTTCGCAGTGCAGCTGGCCTTCCAGGCGGTATTGCCGGCGCAGGGCGGCAACGGTGGCAAATTCCTGAAGACCGACGGATCGACTGCCTCTTGGCAATACGCAGGGGTGAATGGCTACGCCGCCAAGACTTCAAGCTACACCTTGCTGGCGGCCGACAAGGAAGTGCTGATCGACTGCACCAGCGGCACATTCACGCTGGCGTTTACTGCTGCCGCCACGCTGGGCAATACTTGGGCCGCATACGTGCGCAACAGTGGCACGGGTGATATCACGCTCGACCCGAACGGCAGCGAAACCATCGACGGACTCACCTCCTACCTGATGTATCCGGGCGAGGCGCGACTGATCTTTTGTGACGGCACCAGCTTTAGATCAATCATTCTTTCGCCATTCTTCAAGACATTTACCGCTTCTGGAACCTTTACTAAACCGCCGGGTTATTCTGATTTTGGTGGGTTGGCATGGAGCGGTGGCAATAGTGGCGGAAAATCGGGCGCATCAAGTAACGCAGCGGCAGGGGGCGGGGGTGGGGGGTGTTTCCCCTTCAACCTGCTCGCTAGCGCGCTAGCCGCCTCGGAAACGGTGACGATTGGGGCGGGCGGTGCCGCGCAAACCGGCACCGGGGCCGGGGCTTCCGGCGGGTCGACCTCCTTTGGTTCTTGGTTCACCGTGTTTAGTAGTGGCACTCCCGCGGGCGGTGGAGCGATTGGATTCAACGCGGCAGTTACCACCTCTGTAGCGAGTGTCGGCTTCGAAGGGGTGGCGGCCATTGGATCAGGCCTTTCGTCGATTTACGGTGGGTCTAACGCCTCTGTTGATTCCTCTTCGGCATCGGGTAACAGCATTTACGGCGGTGCTGCTGGTGGGGGAGTGACCGCCACCAATACCTTAAGATCGGCAGGGACGAGCAAGATGGCAGGCAGCGGAGGGAGCGCCAATACCTCTACGAGCGGGGTTGATGGCACAGCGCCAGGCGGAGGCGGGGGGGCGACCCAAACCGGGACGCAATCTGGCGCCGGGGCACGCGGTGAACTGCGCATTTGGGGGGTAAGTTGATGGCACGGTTTGCGGTGATTCAAGATGGCAACGTGGTTAATCTAGTCGAGGCGGAAGAACCGCTATTCGATAACTGGATTGCCGACGATGGCAGCGCGCGGATCGGGGGAATTTGGACTGGCACGACCTTCGAAGCGCCGCCGATGACGCTCTTTGTTCCGCCATCAGTGAGCATGCGCCAAGCGCGCTTGGCCTTATTGCAGGCTGGCAAGCTGGATGGCGTGGCGAACGTGATCGCCGCCATTCCAGATCCGATTCAACGTCAAGCGGCACAAATCAGCTGGGATTTTGCAGGGGATGTGCGGCGCGATAGCCCGCTGGTGGCGCTGATCGGTTCCACCATGGGCATGGCCGATGCTGAGATTGATACGTTGTTCATTGACGCGAGCGCGAGGTAGCCCATGTTGATCCGCGTTCCCAATGCCGGCGCGATTGGTCTGAACAAGGACCTGAGCCAGCACGAGCTGCCAACCGGGGCTTGGACCGATGCGCAGAACATCCGTTTCCTGGACGGCTACGCCTACCAGTTCTACGGGCATGGCGAGGTGTACAACGGGCCGGCGGTGGTGCCGCAGCATCTGTTACCGGTGGTAGTCGGCACGCAGCGCTACTGGCTGTACGCGAGCCTGACCAAGATTTACGCGGTCACTATTAGCGGCGGCGCGGCGGTACATACCAACCTGACCCGCCAGACCGCCAGCGTGGATGTGGATTACGCGGCGACCGCCAACAGCTGGACCTCAACGCTCTTGGGCGGCATCCCGGTGATGAATCCGGGCAATACCGTAGATCCGCCGCAGATGTGGAACCTCAACATCGCTAACCGCATGACGGCGTTGACCAACTGGCCGGCCAGCACCTATTGCAAGGCGTTGCGCGGCTATAAGAACTTCCTGGTCGCGCTGAACGTGACCAAGAGCGGCACCAATTACCCGTTCATGGTCAAGTGGAGCCATCCGGCCGACCCGGGCGGCGTGCCGATCAGCTGGGACCCGGCCGACACCACCAAGGATGCGGGCGAGGCCGATCTGGCCGAAGGCTATGATCCGATTGTGGACGGCTTGCAGCTGCGCGACAGCTTCATCATCTACAAGGAGGCCAGCGTCTGGCGTATGGACTATGTGGGCGGTCCGTTCGTGTTCCGCTTCCAGAAAGTGCTCGGCACCTCGGGCGCGCTGAACCGCAACTGCATTGTCGAGGTGGACGGCTACCACGTGGTGCTGACCGGCTCGGATGTGATCGCGCACGACGGGGTGAACGCCAGCTCGATCCTCGATAAGCAGACGCGGCGCTGGCTGTTCCAGAACATCGACGTCGATGGAGCCGGGCTGTGCTTCGTGTTCAAGAACCCGTTTTTCAACGAGGTGTTCATCTGCTTCCCGGCCATTGGCGCGACCGTGCCGAACATGGCCATCATCTGGAACTACAAGGATAAAACGGTCAGCATCCGCCAGATTCCAAACGTCAACCATGCCGCATTCGGCCCGGTCGATAACGGCCTGACCGGCAACTGGAACCAGGACAGCGCGCCGTGGGCGTCCGACTTGACGCTGTGGAACGGGCCGGACTTCGTGCCGTCCACCGCGCGCTGCCTGATGGGCAGCAACGACCAGAAGCTATTCATGATGGACGCGTCCTCGTCGTTCGACGGTGTGCTGCCGAGCGCTTATCTGGAACGGCGCGGGTTGTCGCTCGGAAAGCCTGAGAGTATCAAGCTGGTGCGCGGCATCCGCGCGCGCATCACCGGCAACCCGGGCGAGACGGTGCTGGTGCGGGTCGGCAGTCAGGATGATCCGTGGAACGAGCCGGTATGGGGTCCGACCGTGACGCATACCATCGGCAGCACGGTAGCCGATGATCTGCTGGTGTCTGGACGGTATCTGACGGTGCGCTTCGAGTCGGGCAGCGCCTATCAATGGCGGCTCGATTCGTATGATCTGGATGTAATGGAAGCGGGGGACTGGTAATGCGCACCCCTAATCTCGGCACCGCGTTCTATGCCCCGGGGGTTCCGCCAGACGACCCGGCGCAATTGTCACGTTTTCTGCAAGACGAACTGACCAAGCTCGCGGCGGCGGTGCAGGCGCTGGCTGCCGGGCAACTGGACAAGACTACCGTCGCCCCGGCTAAGCCGCGTGAAGGGATGGTGCGGCTGGCGGACGGCTCTAACTGGAACCCTGGTTCCGGGCAAGGCGTATATGCCTATTACAATGGCGCATGGCATCTTTTAGGATAAAAACATGGCACAATCCACGACCTCGACTTCCCCATGGCCCGGTGCCAACCCATATCTGCTCGGCACCGATACCATCCCAGGCGTCTTGCCCGAGGGCGCGCGCCTGTACGGGCTGGGCGGATGGAACGCGAATAAGCAGAGCCTGGCCAATCAGCAGCTGCAGAACCTGAGCAATCGCAACAATCAGGTGACGGGTGCACAAGGCGTCGCCAATAGCGCCTTGACCGGCGCATTTGATCCGAAGCTACAGGCAATCGACAAGGCCAACGCGATGATGGTCGATCCGACCAAGGCGTTTGCCTCGCTCGGTGGAGCGAACCCGATGGGCGCCCTCCAGCAGATGCTGACCGGTCAGGTTGACACCTCGTCCCTCAATCCGGTGGTGCAGAATGCGTTCCGCCGCATGGGCGAATCGTTCAATGAACAGGCATTGCCGAATATCCGAGGCGCGGCGGTGGCTTCGGGGCAGTACGGCAGCAGCCGGCAGGGGATTGCTGAAGGATTGGCGGCGCGCGATCTGGCCAATTCGATGGGCGACCTATCCTCCAACCTGTACAACCAGGCCTATAACCAGGCGCAGCAGCAGCGCTACGGCACCGCCAACCAGATGGCCGGACTCGGGGTGAATACCGCCGAGGGCAACGCCAACCGCGACCTGAATGCGCAAAACATCAATATCCAGAGCGCGTTGGATCAAAACCGCCAAGCCATGATGAATTCGGCTCAGCAATTGGCGAACCGGCAGGCTGGCCTCGGTATGTATGGGGTCGCCAATTCGCTGAATGACACAAATTACCAGCAGAAACAGGGTCTGTTAAACGAACCGACCAACGCAAACTGGCAGAACTTGAGTAAGTACGCCTCGCTGGTGCAGCCGAGCGCCGGCTTCGGCGGCGTTACCACGCAGAATGTCGACAACGGCGGCAATAAGGCCACCAACTACCTCGGCACTGGGCTTGGTCTGCTCGGCTCGCTGGGCAGTACCAACATCGGCGGCAAGTCGCTGCTGGATCAGGCGTGGAATTATTTTAGCGGAAGCGGTAGCCAAAGCGACAACCTGAATACAGCGGTCAATAATCTGGTCGACTACTCCGGCCTGTATTCTTGAAGGGAGCGCCATGGATAAGAAAATGATGGCCAAGCAAGGGCGCAACGGCGACAGCCAATTAGGCCACCTGACGCCGGGTGAGATGGTGATTCCGAAACAGGCGCTCACCCCACAACTGCGCGGGTTGCTCAACACGCTGCTAACCTCAAGCGGCCAAGAAGCACCGCGCTTCACGGTCGGGCCGAACGCGTCGAAGAACCCGAAAACCGGTTTGCTCGAATTTTGGGGCGATGACGGCGGTGATAGTGGCAATGGCGGCGGCGAGAGCCAAGGCGGCCGTGGCCGGGATGGTTTCAGCGCCAAGGGTGGCGTGAGCAACGCGGATGGCGTCGGCCGCGGCGGCAATGGCGGCGCCGACCAAGGCAATGCCGAATCGGTCGGCAATTCGATGATGGGCATGAATAGCGATCCGCTCGGGTATGGCCGCTATACCGGCGAAACCGTGGCCGGCACGCTGTCCAATATGGCCGACCAGATGCGCGAGGCAGGGTACAAGGCGCGCTCGGTCAGCGACACGATGAGCAATATGGGCGTCGGCTACGGCACCCGGGCCGGTCTGCTCGGCTTCGGCCCGGCACTCGGCACGTTCGGCTTTAATGCGCTCAATACCGGGGGCCGCCTGCTGGGCGGCTTGGCCGGCGGTTTACCAGGGGCGATGCTGGGCGGCCTGCTCGGGGCGGCCGTGACCGGCGACGCGAACGACGTCGGCAACCAGTTCGGTCGGAATGTGGTCGGTACGCTGGCTAGTGGCATCAGCTCGGCGGCTGGCCTCGGCCCGCTCGGTGGTGCGCTGGCGAGTAAATTGGCGGATCGCGCCTTTAACTCGATGACAGCCAACGCCGGGCCCGCGCAAAACACCGCCAAGACCGCTGGCAATGCCGATTTGGCGGGGCTATCGGGATACAATAATCCAATGGGCATGAACCAACCGGCGGCCATGGTTACTCCGGAGGCATTGGCGATGCAATTCAGCCCGGTGCAACTGGCCGAACTATACGACCCGATGCAAAAGCTTCGTGCGCGAGGACTGTCATGAACGAATTGAACGATTACTTTCGACGCACGCAGGGTTACAGCCTGCTTGACCCGAACCTGGACGCGGCGGCGACGACATTGCCCGCAGCAACCGACCTGCCGGCAGCCATTCCGACGCCGAGCGCGCTACCGCAGGCGACGCCGAGCGCGCGCGACCAATTCGACTTCACCCCAACCCCGCAGCAGGAAAAGCAGGCGCTGTATTCGAGCCTGGCACGCATGGGCGCGGCGATGTTGACCAATAATCGCGGGCCGAATTCGTTTGCCAATGCCTTGGGCAGCGGCCTCAGTGCGCAGCAGGAAGGCTACCAGAACGCCTTGAATCTGTCGGAAGCGCAGAACACCAAGGCGCTGCAGTCGCAGATGCTGCGCTCGAATTTCGCCGAGCAGCAACGGCAGCGCGTCATGCAGCAGGGATTGCGCACCGCCATCGGCCAACTCGACCAAAACGACCCGGACTATTGGGGCCAGGTCGGGCGCCTGTATGCGGCGGCCGGCGACATGGATACCGCACTGAAGGCCAACGAGGCGGCGCAAGGCGGCAAGCCGACCGAGGCGCAGCGCAATTTCAATTACCTGACCGGCACCTTAAACGTGCCGCCGAGCAAGGCGATTGGCGTATTCACGCCGATGGCGCCGCAGCCGTTGCAATACGTTCCGCCAACCGAGAACCGACCCGGCGGCTTCGTGAATATCCGCGAAGGCACCACCAATTTCAATGAGCCGCCGATTCCGCAGAAGCAGAAGGACATTCCCCCGACCACGCTTAAGGCGATTGCGGACAACCGCGCCACGCTAGCCAAATTCGACAATACCATCACTGCATTAGAAAACGCGGTCAAGACCGGTAGCGACGCGCTTGGGTGGAAAAATAAACTGCCATATTCTGAAGAAGTGCGGCAACGCACCGATAAGGAGGGCGTGCCATTGCGCGCGATGGTGTCGGATGTTGGGAGCGCATTGTTTCACGAGCGCTCTGGTGCGGCAGTAACGGCCACAGAATCGCCACGGCTAAAACCGTTCGCGCCATCGACGGACGATAGGCCAGAAGTCGCGCTAGAGAAATTAAAACTGCTACGCGCCAACGTGGCCAACGAAACCAACGCCTTGGCCGATATGTACCCGTCCGACCAGGGATACAAGCCGCTTGCTCCGTGGACCTCGCCGCGTTCCGCACAACCGCAGCGACAGACTTCCCCTGCCGCGTCACCAGTTCAGGCCGCATTCGGTTCCATCATGTCGATGGCGTCCGTTCAGGCCTTGGCTGATCGGCGGAAAGAGCCGGTCGATGCCGTGGCTAAGGCATTGAAGGCTAAGGGCGTGAGGATTCAATAATGGCCGATTGGCGCGAATTCGCAAAACAGGAGGCGCTGCGCCAGGGCGTCGACCCGTCGCTGGTGCTGCCGCTGGTCGGCCAGGAATCGAACTGGAACCCGAACGCGGTCAGCCCGAAAGGCGCGGCCGGCTTCATGCAGCTGATGCCGGGCACTGCCAAGCAACTCGGCTTGTCGGCCGCCGACCGCTTCAACCCGCAGTTGGCGATCCCGGCCGGCATCACCTACCTGAAGCAGCAGCTGGACAAGTACCAAGACCCGGCCAAGGCGCTGGCCGCCTATAACGCCGGGCCGGGCGCGGTGGACAAATTCGGCGGGGTGCCCCCCTATCCGGAAACGCAGAATTACGTAAGGAAGATCGCGATGGCACAAAAAGGGACGCTATCGGTTGATGAAGCAGACGCATTACTGGGCGGTTCTTCAACGCGTGCCGCCCCGCGCACTTTGTCGATTGATGAGGCGGACGCGCTATTGTCAGCCAAACCAACCAAAGCCCCGCTCAAGGTGATCGACAACACGCTGCCGCCGGCCAATCCGCTCGCAGATGTCAATTCGCTGCGACTGCCGCTGATTGGTAACGTCAAGGTGGCGCCGTGGCTGGCGCGCGGCATGGTCGGCGCCGGGAAAGGCGCGACCGAGTTTCTTGATTCGATTGGGTTAAAGGATGCGCTCGGGCTATCATCGCTTCCGCCAGCGCGTGCGGTCAAACCGACCCTGTCCAGCCTGACCACCGGGCAAGCCCCGCAGGTGAGCCCGCAACAACAAGCGGCGAATGCACTGGAAAGCGACCCGGCCGCCATGATCGGCAACGTACTGGCACAGATCGGGATTCAATACGCTGGTGGCAAGCTGATTGGCGGTGCCGGTGGGCTAGTCAATTCCGGCGCTAACGCCTCGCGCGCTTTTGCCGGTGCCAATATCGGGCGCGGAACGCAGCTAGCTAGTGACATTGGCAGTGCGCTGGAAGCGACCGGCACCGCGCTGTCCACGCCGCAGACGGTGCGGCAGGCGCTAGCGGCCGGCTCCGCATTCGGAGCACTGGCACAGCCTGGTGACCCTGGTGAACGGGTGTCGAATGCATTGGCCGGTGGCATCGGCGGTGCTGGCGGCTATGGTATCGGCAAATTGATTGGTGTGGCAGGCCAGCAAGCCAACAAGCTGTTGAACCGTCCAGCCGCACAACAGGCCACCCAGGACTTGACCAACGAATTAACGGTGCAGCTGCGCGCCAACGGGCTCGACTTCGCCGCGATGCCGCGCGCCGCGCAACAGTCGCTGCTTTCGGCGGCGCAGGACGCGGTCAGCAAGACCGGCAGCCTCGACCCGGACATGCTCAAGCGCATGGCCGATTTCCAGAATGTCGGCATCGACCCGCTCAAGGGCTGGGTCACGCGCAACCCACAGCAATGGTGGCAGGCCGACACGCTTAATACGGTCGATCCGCGCATCTCGCAGCGCTACCAGGCCGCCAACCGCGCCTTGGTGCAGCAGGCCGGGCAGCGCGCGCCGGAAGCGAGCGATTACCAGCTGGGGCAGCGTTTCGGGCAGGGCGTGCAGGGTGTGTATGACGCAAAAAAAGCCGCTGCGGATGCCGCGTACAAACAAGCGCGCGCTACGGCTGGCAGAGACATCGAGCTGGACCCATACCGATTTGTCAACGATGTGAGTAACGAATTGCATGACCAATGGACCGGGCAGGCGCTCAAGGACGAGGTTTTGCCGTGGTTTCAGAACATCACCAGCGGAAAAGAACCGTTCGATATGGGAACCGCTCTGCAGCGATTGCAGGCGCTGAACGGGAAAATGAACCGTACCAGAGACCCGGAGCAATTGTTTCAGTTCGGCATCGTCAAAAAGCATTTAATCAATGCCATCGAAGGCTATGGCGGACAAGGAAACGGGCCAATGCCGCTTGTTGGAGCGGACGAACAGCAGCAACTGGCGCTTGCCTTTAAGAACGCACGCGGGGCTGCGTCGCAGTATCTGCAATTCGAGAAAAACCCGGTGATCCAGGATGTGTTGGGCGGCAAGTTCACCCCGGAAAAGTTGCCGGACATGATGGGCAAACTGCGGGTGGACGACCTGCAGACGCTGGCACAGCTGGACCAGGCCAACCCAGGACTCAATGCGTTGCCACGACTCCGCGACGCCGCCGCCGCCTACATCCGCGACGCAGCGGTGCTGCAGCAGGAGACCGGCGGCAAGTTCACCGTGGCCGGGCTACGCAAGGCGTTGGACCGGATCGGCCCGGAAAACGGCAAGCTGTTGTTCGGCGACGACTGGAACCAGTACCAGTCGCTATTGCGCGCGGGCGGCAGCATCATGAATCCGCCGGTTCGTCCGACCGGCTCGACCACCGCACCTAATCTGATGCGCTGGCTGAACATGACCAAAATCCCCGGCGTTCCGGCTGCGTTAGAGCTGGGTGCGACCGCCGCCGGCAAGGTCAAGCAGACGCTGGACGTGAACAAGTTACTGCAGCCGGGCTTGTACGACCCGGCCCAGGTGTTGACCAATCGCCAGTTGATCCAGCGTGCATTTCAGAACGCGCCAGCCAGTCCATTGCCGATGGTGACAGCCCCAGGGCTGCTGGATTACCTGAACCAGTGATTCATCGGTCAGACCACAGTTCATAGGTCAGCACGCGCCGCAGCCAGTTACGAGGCGGCAATCTGTGCAGCAATGACACAAAGGCGAGCACCGCTTTATTAAACAGCACGGCACCGCCGGTGGCGGCGGCAGTGATTAACATGGCATGGGTGGTCATACGCAACCTCGGCAAATAAAAGATGCTAACTCTTAGTTTAGATCGTGTCCGGTTCGCTTTTGGTAAATCGCATAGATCAAAAAGTTATGTATAGCGTGATGTAGAATGAATGAAACATCTACAACAAGGATACGAAATGACTGAACCATTGGCAGCGGCGGCAGTGGTAGGCGTGAAGACCATCGGCGGCTTAAATGCGGTGCTGCTGCTGTCCGGGCTGTTCGGCGGGGTAGTCAGCCTGTCCTATCTGAAACCGTTGACACGCTGGCAGGCCAGCATGGCGGTGATTTCCGGCGCGCTGCTAGCCAATTATCTAACGCCGATGGCGCTGTGGTACGCAAAGATTCCTCACGATTTCCAGCTTGGCACCGGCTTTTTAATCGGCTTAACTGGCATGCACATAGTGCCGATGCTGCTCGGGGTTGCCAGGCGGATCGGGGAGCGCGGGGGTTGAAATGGCATGGGTGAACGTCCTAGTTGGGTCCATTCTGTTACTGGCGGCGATTGACCGCTTGAATAAGATGGGGCCGCACACCAAATGGCTGGTCAAACTGGCCGGTTGGCTGTTGGCCTTGGCCGGCGGCATCGGCATCCTGTGGCCGCTGGCCGACGTGCAGCTGCACCAGATCATGCCGAGCCTGAGCATCGGCGGCAGTGCGCTGTGGCTGCTGGTGGACCGGAGAATGATGGCATGATCACCGACCAGCAACTGAGCCAGATGTGCGGCCGTACCATCGTCGGCTGGGCGGCGCCAATCAATACCGCTATGATCATCTACCAGATCAACACCAGCGCCCGGCAATCGGCCTTTCTGGCGCAAATCCTGCATGAATCTGGCCGGCTGCAATACCTGCGCGAACTATGGGGGCCGACCGCCGCGCAGAAAGGTTATGAATTCCGCGCCGACCTCGGCAACACCGAACCGGGCGACGGCTTCAAATATCGCGGGCGGGGCCTAATCCAAATCACCGGACGCAGCAACCACCAGCTGTGCGGCTTCGCCTTGGGACTCGACTTGATCGAGCACCCGGAACTGCTGGAACAGCCAGCCAATGCGGCGCGCTCAGCCGGCTGGTTCTGGTACAACCACGGACTAAACGAATTGGCCGACGCGGGCGACATCGAACACATCACGCGCAAGATTAACGGTGGCCTGAACGGCTACGCCGACCGCCAAGCGCTGTATGCGTTGGTAGACGACATCACCACGAAAGGATGAACATGGACATCACCGGCATCGGCTCGCTGCTCGATTTCGGCGGGAAAATCATCGACCGCATCTGGCCCGATCCGGCGCAACGCGACGCGGCCAAGCTGGAACTGTTCAAGGCGCAGCAGGCCGGCGAGTTCAAGGAAATGGAACAAGCGTTCGAGCTGGCCAAGGCGCAGATCGGCGTCAACGCGGTGGAAGCCGCCAGCCCTAGCCTGTTCACCAGTGGCTGGCGCCCTGCCATCGGGTGGATTTGCGGGGCCGCGCTCGCCTATCAGTATCTGCTACGCCCGCTGGTGAGCTGGGGCGTGATTGCCGCCGGCCATCCGCTGCCGATGATGCCGGGACTGGACGACAACCTGTGGCAGCTGCTGATGGGCATGCTAGGCCTCGGCGGCTTAAGAACTTTCGAAAAAGTCAAGGGCGTCGCCTAGGACAACTTCTCCAACAATCCCCTGACTTGCGCCTCGGCCTTAAGCAGCGCCTTCAGGACCATGCCCTGCGTTGCCACCTGGATCAGATCGGCATGCCATTGGCTGGCCTTTTCCAACTTGGCCAACTCATCACCGGACGCGATGAAGCGGCCGCGCTGATTGAAGCGCTCGCCAATGGCCGCCAAGGTTTCCGAGCCAGAGGTAAACACTGCCTCGCTCGGCGCGACCGCCTCCTGGCTGTGCTGCGGGCTGTTGGCCCAAATATCGGAGGCGAGGTTAAACGCGCTCACGATCATCTCATTGAGCTGGATAAAGCCGTCTACCGACAAGGTGCCGTTCTTCAGTTCCGCCAGCTGCAGCAGGAACGGCAAGGTCAGTTCGGCGTGCTCGGCCTGGCTGATCGGCTGCACGCTGGCCTTGAGCAGCGTTTTGAGCGGCGCGCCATGCCAGGACGGAGTGACGCGGGATGCAGTCTTCTTGCTGCGACGTTGGGCGCGGTTCATTTGCCGTCTCCCGTCATGCTCTCGCACAGATTCTGCAGGGTGCGTTCCGCCTTAGCCAAACGGATTTGCAACGACTCCAGCACCACAGCATGCTGTAGCGCTTGTTGAGCGATCTGTTGAACTACCTCCAGTAGCTTTTCGAATTCGTCGTCGGTCATCGTGTCTTTTAGGCTCATACCGTACCCCCATTGGCTTTTACGCGCTTGGCAATTTCGCGCTCGATATACCACTTCGCCTTTTCCAAATCCTCTATCGCATCCCGCTTCAGATCGCAGCGCCAGATATACTTGAGCGCATTGCCAAGATTAAAGCCCATGTGCTCGGTAATCTGGATGCACTCCACGCCGCTCGGATGCGAGGTGTAATGCGGCGGATGGTTTACTATGTCATGTTTGTTGAAGTCGTATTCATGCGGCTGCAGAATGTCCATTAAATTGCCTCCTCCATCGGTTTATACATTGGGCAGCACTCTTTGGCGCAACTCGGCTTAAAGCCCGGCACCTGGCTGTAATCGGTTGGCTGCGACGAGTTCGAATCGGCGCGGTAGGTCTGGCACGCGTCGCGCACTAGACACACGCGCCCCTAGCAGCGCTGCAGCAGGCGCACGTCGTTAGTCGATCGCCTGAATCACAAAGAAAATCAGCGCGGCCACGAGACAGATTAGAATCAGCAGCAATAATGACACAATAGACATCAGACGATCTCCAATGAGGAATGGCCGTAGATGTGGCCGACGCGCGGCGTTAGGTCCGGGTTATGCTGCTCCTCGCGCTCGATCAAGCGCTTGCCCAGCAGCTTGAGCCGGTCGGCGTGGTAGCCCAACAGCTCGGCCAGCGGCAGGGTGGTATCGACATTCCGTTCCGCTTGCCGCGCCACCTTCTCGGCGTTATTGGTCGGCATCGGGATGATGCCGTCGCGGATCGCCTTTAACCTAGGCAAGTCGGCTATCTTGTAGCGTAACTGGCGCTGGTGATTGACCTTGCGCGATAGCACGCCGATGGAGGCCAGATCATCGAGGCGGTGGCGGGTGCCACTGCTGCTCATCTGGACGATGGCGCATACTTGGGACACGCCGAACCAATCGGTGAGATCGAGGCAGGCGAGAACGACGGGATGGCTCATGCTGATGCCTCCGTAAACGTCATGCGTTGGAATACTTGGCGGGTGGCTGCTACGTCGGCGCGGCAATACTGCGCCACCTCATCAATGCGACCATCGCGCACGTAATCCCATACCATGCTGCCGTCCAAGCCGTCTTTCGGGGACGGCACGCCTAAGGCTTTGCACAGGGCGTCCAGACTGATGTGCCCTTGGAAACCGGCCCATGCGGTCATAGTGTCATACAGCTTGTCCGAATAGCGCGCCACGTTCAGATTAATGGACGGACGCACGCGGCGAATCACGGCCCGCTGGAACAGGAAGCGCAAATCGAACGATTCCAGGTTGTGCCCGATTAGGCAAATATCGAACTTGCTGCCGTTTTCGGCCAGGATGTCTTTACCGATGGCGTCGAAGAAGTTGCCCAGCAATTCCTGTTCGCCGGCCACGCTCAAATCCGGGCGTTGAAACGATGTCACGCAACCGCCATCGATGGCATAGCCGATCACGGCCAATTCGCCGCTAGAGCCATTCAGCGCCGTCTTGCGCCATTTCTGCTCGGCCTGTTCCGGGGCTTTCGCTTCGCGGAAGTGTTCGACCCAGCGTGCCACCATTTCGTCTTTGCCGGTAAACTTGATTTCGTCCTTATTGGTCAGCCCCAAATCTTTGGCGGCCTGCTCCTTGGTCAGCGTGGACGGGGCGCGGAATTCTTCCTTAGCCGAGGTCAGATAGCTATCCAATGCGCCTTCGCGCTGGTCGGGAATGGTCTCGATATCGATCACGATGTTAAGCATACTGGGCTCCTGGTCGCCCCCGAAGGGGCGTGATGAATTAATAGGGGATATCGTCGTTCAGGTCGTCAAAATTGGGGGGCGGCTCGTCCTGGGTACGGCGCTGCGGTGGTGGCGGCGCATGGCGCTTGTTGGTGGCGTCGGTGTACTCCGGGGACTTGCTGATCGATTCGCGCAAGCCGTCCGACAGTTTGTCGAACACTTCCCAATCCGGGCTGCCGAGGTCGAATAGCATCAACTCGTTTTCCGGGTGCTCGACTTGCATCCCCTTCGGCAATTTCATCAGGCTGCCAATGTTGGCGTAGTTCTTGCCGTCCTTGGTGGTATGCACCACGTTCAGCATGCACGGCTTGCCGAGCACGTTGCCGACATCAAACGCGCTCAACTCGTCCTCGCTGAAATCGCGCCCGCGCCAGCTGATCAGGTCTTTGCGGAAGGCGCTCTTTTCGTGCAGCGACGCGGTATAACGCTTGCTGATCACGAACGGGCGTCCATCGCTCATGCGGAACTCGGCGTCTTCCTTGTCGGCCTGGATTTCGAACTGCAGCAGAATCTTGTGCTGCATCTTCACGTCGCCCTGGTAGTCGGTGCGTTGCGTACCCATGTCGATCACGCGGATGCAGATGGCCGGGAACGTGCCGGACGGTGCCGGCTGGAAGTCACCAGAAGGCGAAGCGGAAATGGTTAAAGCCATGGTAGGGGTCTCCTAATATCGGTCTCTGACAATCCGTGTCAGTACGGTTAAAACGGCAGATCGTTAAAGGTTGGCGTGGGCTCCGGCGTCTCTGGCAAATCCGGATCATCAGACGGTGTGTATTCTGCCTCCTGCTGTTCTAGCTGATACCATAGCGCTGATTTTGTCGCGCTCATTGTCCTCTCCCTAATATTGCGTCGATCACCGCCTCGCGCCGTTCCCGCTCGGCGCGCAGCGTGCGCAACGCCACTTCGCGCGCGTCCGGCAGCATCGGCCCGAGCTTGCGCGTCTTCAAGTCCTGCATCCGTTCGCGTGCGGCGAGGATCGCCTGATAGCGGCTAGACATTGGTGTAGATCGTCAGGCCGTACTGGTAGCAACTCAACGCGCCTTGCACGTCGATCCAGCCTTTGCCAGTATCGGTCGTAATGCGCCAGTCTTCCGGCAATACCATGGCCAGGATCGCGGAATACTGCCCCTTGCTTTGACCTTCCCCGTTCGGCCAGAAGCGCAGGTAATGCTCGTTTCTGCCATGCGAGGAATAGTCCGAAGAGTTAACCAGATGCATATCGGCGGCGGCACAAACTGCTTCTGCCAGCGTAGCCACTTCGCGCAACGCCCGTTCGTGATTAATCGCCCGCTCGCGACTCAGGTTGATCAGCTCGGTGATAGTCATGCATATCTCCCAAAGTAGGACAGTGCGGCGATGATGAACACCATCAGCGCCAGGTAGCGTAAAAACGCGCATAGGATCAGCTTTGCCATGTGAAGCGCCCCTATTCGCGGTATTTGATCAAGTCCAAGGCCCGGTCAATTTCGGCAATCGCCGTTTGCGCCGCAGCGAGGCAAACCCGCGCGTCCGGTCCGGCCACGTGCTGCGCGCTAATGGTGACGTTCTCCAACGTGCTGCGCGCTGCCAACAGGTCTTGCACCAGTTCATAGACCGGCTGCGTAAGTTGGGTGGTGTTCATCGTCTTCTCCTGTGTGTTGGGCGGGGCATCACGGCGATGCCCCTATCTTTTGGCCGGAGTGGGTTCGCTTACATATCGTCCGCCTTTCTGTTTGGATTGATCGGCAATCAAACAAGCAGCGTCTTGCTGAGATTGAATAGTAGCCACGGTGAATATCTAAGTCAACACCAAAGTGAATAAATATTTCTTGCAAACATTCACCGCAGTGTTTATAGTTTGCCTACATTAAACACTTATAAGAGCATACGAAATGGGAGATTACCTGTATCACGATTGGCAGAAAATCGTCATCGAGCTGCTGGCGGCCAAGCTTAGCCAGGCGTATTTGGCCAAGAAATGCCAATGCAGTCCGGCCTATATCCATAAGATCAAGGAGGGCGGTCTGAAGGGCGACCCCGGCACCGGAATCGGTGTGACCCTACTCAACCTGCACCGTTACCACTGCCGCATCAAGAAAGGATAGAAACATGAACGCCAAGCAACTGATCGCTAACGACCTGATGATCTATCACCTGTGCAAGGCGATTCAGCACGCCGTATGCGCCAAACGCCATGAGCAGGCCGAAGAACTCAGGCAGTGCCTGTGCCGGGTGACGGAGGCAGCGGCATGAGCAAGGATGAATTGATAAGCCTGGCGCGTGAGGCTGGACTCGATGTCAGCTGGCTTGAGGATTGCCAATTGGAGCTGGCCGCGTTAATGCGCTTTGCCAATGAAGTAGAGAGATTGTGGTGGCATTCCGCCCAACGCGACGCGGTGCTGGCCGCGCTGGAAGAATCACGGCGTTATGTGAAAGCGCATACCGTACACCATGCACCGGAAGATGGCGGACCTTGGGAGGTGCTGAAACAGATTGACGCTGCCATCGCCCAATGCAAAGGGGAACCGACATGAGCGCAATCACCCGCATCCTGCACGACGCGCTGATCCGTGAGCGGTACATCGACGACCTGTTCAGCCAGCTGCCGCGCACGCCCGACCCGGCCGACCGGCGCTCATTGCTGGCCAAGATAGAGGCGCTCCGGGCCGAGCGCGACCCGGCCATGTGCGCGTGGCTGCAGGCGGCAATCGACCAGGAGGTAACGACTCATGACTGACCGTGAATTGCTGAAATGGGCGGCCAAGGCGATCGGGATAGACCTTGTATTCGATCCGTATGGTGTAGCGCGCAATTGTTCTGGAATGCATGAGGCCATGAATGTTTATTGTGCTTCAGCATGGAACCCTCTAGACCATAACGATGATGCGCTTCGGATGGCGGTGAAGCTTAATCTGCAAATCACCATCGAAGATAAGCGTTTCGGTGTCGTGGCCATCGCGTGGGGCGACGACTTCAATGTGTGGGTCGAAGAACTCTCATCTAACCATGAATCCGCATTGGCTGGCACACGCCGCGCTATCGTACGGGCTGCAGCCGAGATCGGAAAGGCCATACCATCCGGAAAATCTCCGTAAAAACACGGTGTTGCAAAAAGATTTACCGAAAAGCCGCTGAAGCGGTTTTTTCATTTGCATAACGTAATACGAACGGATATCATAAAAAGCGTCGGTATAACAAATGGATGAAAGTCAAATGCCCGAAACGCCAACAAAGCAAGAGATTGAAATCAAGCCAATTCGCTTCAACGCCGAGATGCGCGAGCGTATCGGTAAGTTCCAACAAAAGGACGGGCGCGAAAATTTCAGCATGGCCGTGCGACGCCTCTTGGACCTGGCGCTTAAAGCGCAGGGATTGTGAGGACAACATGCAAAGAATTAGGACGATCAAGCCAGAATTCTTTAAGCATGACGAATTGTACGACGCCGAATTACAAGTGGATTTGCCATTGCGCTTGGCCTATGTCGGTCTTTGGACCTGCTGCGATCGAGAAGGCCGGTTCAAATGGAAGCCGCGGCAATTGAAGGCCAGCATCCTCCCTTATGACGAAGTAGATTTTTCTGACGTGCTGGATGCGTTGGAAATTCACGGGTTCGTACGGAGCTATGAGCACGATGGAGAGAAATACGGAGAAGTCCCAACTTTCAAAGAGCATCAATGCGTAAATACCCGCGAAGCGAAATCAAACTTACCTGAACCGCCTGAGTACGACAATGCAATGCACGTGCGTGCACGTGCAAGGATTGCACAGGAGTTTCGCGGGAAGAACGTCACCAAGACGGTTAGGCAAACCATCTATGCCAGGGACGGCCATCAATGTGTTCGGTGTGACGCTACGGAAGACCTGACGATTGACCATATTTTCCCGCAATCCATGGGCGGAACTCATTTCCCTAGCAACCTGCGAACCCTATGCCGGCCTTGCAATTCGGCTAGGCCAGTCGCAGGACAGGCATTGATAGATGACCTTGCTAGTGATGGGCTTACCCTGAATGACATGCAGCGCACATGCATGCACGTGCATGCACAAGGGGAAGGGAAGGGAAGGGAAGGGAAGGGAAAGGAAGGGAATTCCGCCTCCTCACCGTCGGCGGGGCGTGTGGTGTCGATTCAGCCTAAGCAATCAAACCCGCTGAATGCAGAAACCTGGACTGCATACGAATCAGCGTATCAACAGAGGTATGCGGTTGCACCGGTACGCAACGCCAAGACCAACAGCCAAGTGGTGCAACTGGTGAAACGGCTAGGTCAGAATGCGCCCCTCGTGGCTGGCTGGTTTGTCTCGCACAATAAGGGTTGGTACGTGCAGAAGTCGCACAGCCTGGATTGCCTGGTTGCTGACGCGGAAGGACTGTATACGCAATGGGCGACCAACCACCAGGTGACGGAAAGCCAGGCACGCAGCGCTGACCGCATGGGCAATGCTGGCCGCCGTTTGGATTCTTTGGTGTTTGACGATTCGGAGCCGTTCTGATGACAAAAAATTATGCCCCTAGCGAGATTGCCGAGGCGATCAAGATTTCTGCCGAGTTGTGCGGCTCTGAACTATCGGACGGTGCCATCAAGGCGATGATGCTGCACCTGAAGCCGCATGGTGGCCACGCGGTGATGGCGGCGCTGACTCTGTGCCAGCGCGAAGTCAAAGGGCGCTTGGCATTGCCGGACATTCTTTCCCGTCTGCAAGCCAAGGATGGCCGCCCCGGAGCGGAGGAAGCGTGGGCACTGGTGGCGAATGCACTGGCCGACGAGGCCGAAACCGTAGTGTGGACCGACGAAATGGCGCAAGCCTCGGCCGCGGCCGGCGAACTGATGCGCCTCGGCGATAAGGTCGGCGCGCGCATGGCGTTTCGTGAGACATACGAGCGGATGGTGGCGGATGCCCGCCAGATAGGCCAGGAACCGCGCTGGAGCGTTTCAGCCGGTTCGGATAAGGCTAGGGCTGCCCTGGTGATAACCGAGGCCGTGGCGGCCGGTAGATTGCCGAAAGCGCACGCACTGATCGCGCTGCCCAGTACCGCCGACGACGCGCGCCATCAGCTGCTGACCGGGCAGGTGTTGAGCTTGGAAGACAAACAGAAAGCCAAGCAATCGCTGCAAGGCTTGCGCCTGCTGATCGAGAGCAAAGCGATGCCGTTGACCAAGGATGAAGCATGACCGACCGCACCTACGGCATCCACCACCACAGCCTGGACGGCGTGCAGGAGCTGTACCCCAATTCCAAGACGTTGTCCGACCTGGTGGCGCATATCCGGGAGTTGCAGGCGGAGAATGCGGCGCTACGCCATGACAAAGATTGGCTAAGCGATAACTTGGTAAGCGCTTTGGCTGAGCTGAATGTGGTGTGTCAGAAAAGCTCTAGAAGATGAGCGCCTACTACAACGAAATCGACCCCTACGCAGCGCAGTGGCTGCGCAACCTGATTCAGGCCGGACTGATCGCGCCCGGCGACGTAGACGAACGGAGTATCGAGGATGTCAGACCTGATGATTTGCGAGGCTATACGCAATGTCACTTTTTCGCTGGAATTGGAGTTTGGTCCCTCGCTCTTCGTCGCGCCGGATGGGACGATACGCGACCAGTCTGGACGGGAAGTTGCCCGTGCCAGCCTTTCAGCGCGGCAGGCCAGGGACTTGGGTTTGCTGACGAGCGGCACCTATGGCCCGCTTTCCACCACCTCATCAGCCAGTGCCGCCCTGCAATCGTGTTTGGAGAGCAGGTTGCGAGCAAAGACGCAGACCCTTGGATCGACCTTGTACAAACTGACATGGAAGGACTGGATTACGCCTTCGGGGCGGTGCCGTTCCCGGCTGCGGGCGTCGGTGCGCCGCACATTCGCGACCGATTGTACTGGGTGGCCGACGCCAACGAAGGGAAACGGGGACCGTGGAGGGATGGACCCGTCAAAGCGCAAGGGGCACATGGTCAATTTGCAGGATGCGGTAACTCTTACCGGTTGGCCGACGTCGATGGCCGGAACGCCAGCGCAGAACGGCAACAATGCTGCGGGGTACAACGACAGCAGCCGCAAAACGGTGGATTTGTGCAAGCCGGACAGCCCGGCCCGGTTAACGGATTCTGGCGAGCTGCTGACTGGCTCGCTTGCCGGGATGGAAAGTGGCGGCCAGTTGAACCCGACTCATTCCCGCTGGTTAATGGCGCTGCCGGCAGAGTGGGACGCCTGCGCGCCTACGGAAACGCCATCAATGCTGAAGCGGCGACAGCTTTCATCCGAGCCTATTTAGGCGCATAAAACCGCTTGATTGTTTGAAAGACCATATGTATGATCAATCATCAACACACGAAATACAGACGATGGGCATTCAAATCATCAAGCGCGGCGGCAAGCGGCTTGGGGCCGGTCCCAAGCCGCAGGGCATGAAAGACACCTGCGTGAGCCTGGACCAGGCCAGCAAGACTATTTTGACCAAGCTCGGCGGCGGCAAGCTGTCGCCCGGCATCCGCATGGCGGCGGCGCGGGTTGGCCGGCTCAGGTTAGCCGGCTATGCGCGACGTGAAGACCTGGACAAGTTGCATTTGGAGCTTGAGGCATGGGCCGACGGCATCGCGGTGTGGATCAATGAGGAGCAGCAGCCATGAGCAAACAGGAGCCGGTAGCTTGGATGCATCCAGTTAATAACGGTGTTCCGTTGCCCGTGCTGCCATCGCCAAAGCCAAGGAGCAAGCATGATGATTGATTTGAAGAAATTGTGCATAGCGGTATTGGATGCAGAGTTACAGTACGCCGGAGTAGAAGAACGCGACGCAAAGCTGGATGCCGTCATTGCCGCGCACGCCGGGCGGAATGGTTGCCAAGGTGGTGCCTGTCCGCACGCTAGTGACTGCGCGGTGCATAACGGCGAGGATGCTGGGCCATGCGACTGTGGGGCGAGTGGTGGGCCGATGGACATTAAAGAAATCATGGAACAAGCGCAGGTATTCGCCAGTGCATGGTCTTTGGTTGGTGGTCGCTTTGATGACGGTTCAATGTTAGGAGAGGCCGAAACAGCAAAAGCGGAATTGAGCTGCGTGATCGCTCGCGCCATCGAGCAGCGCGCCACGGCACAGGAGCCGGTGACTGTGCCGGATGAGCAAGCGCAATACGCAGTCGATCCGCATTTTATCGGCGTGCAGGCGGTGTGGGACGTATTCGATGGCAAGGATTGGTTCATGACAGTAACAAGCCCGCTCGGATGGGATGCGTGGAATGTCCGAGAAGCTTTGACAGAGCAACGCTATGCACCGCACCTGAACGTAATAGCGCGTCATTGCTGCAGCAAAGGCAACCCTGTTACTTCGCTAGCGGCAGAGGTTGAGCGGTTGCGCGCCATCGAGCAGCGCGCCACGGTGCAGGAGCCGGTGGCGTGGCTAGTTGAATATGCGGATGGAGATAAAGCTGTGGTGTTTGATAAGCCTTCGGAAAAGGTGGTAATTGCCTACGGTGATATGTCGGTTAAACCGCTCTATCTCGCCCCACCGCCGGTGGCCGTGCCCGATGATCTACCTTCTTATGAATTGATTCGGGATTTGTTAGTTGTTTACGTATCAGCTGCCGTGAGCAAACAAGAAAATAAATTTACGACAGAAAATCAATGGGAACAGTCAATTGATGCCCTATTCAACGATGTACCAGCACTAGCAAAGGTACGCAACATGCTCGCTGCCGCCCCGCGCCAGGAGGATCAGGAACAATGATTGAGATCAAACACTGCTTTACCGAAAACGTGCTATTCGCTTGCGAATTGGCAACAATCAAAGAGGCAGTAGAACAGGCATTGAAGGACGGTGCGCATGAGTGAAGAACGGACGTATGGCGGATGGACATTGCAAGGGATTGATTCAATGTTTCATGATGATGTTTTGTACGATGATGCTGCAAAAGCGTTGGCCGCCCATATCCGCGAGCTGCAAGCGCAGTTGGCGCGGAGCGAGGCGCAGGCGGTGGAGTGGCAGCCGATTGAGCAGCGCACCACGGGGCAGGAGCCGGTGGATTACCGGATGGTGGAAGTATTGGACCGTGCCGATGACCTTCTTAGCTGGTGCGTAAAAAATGTAAATAAGTGGAATTTCCCAGAATGGGATCAGCTAAGCAGGGCGGTATCTGTGGTTAGAGCCGCCCCTCAGTCGGTGGCTGTGCCTTCAACTAGTTATTGCCACGCGTGCAAGGTTGAACTCGGAAGCGTGCGTAAATGCGATATTTGCGGCGGTGATACTACGCCTGTTATGCCTGTACCGGAAGGCTGGCAGTTGGTGCCGAAAGTGCCGACACGTGCAATGCTGGATGCTTTGGCAGATAGCCAAGGGGACGTGATTGCCAATTGCGATGAGTTTGCCGCTGCAATTTGGCAAGACATGCTCGCCTTCGCCCCTCAGCCAGTGGACTCACCAAAGGTTGATTACAATGCGGCATTTAAAATAGCAGAAAAATATGGTTTGAATTACAACCTATTTTGCGCAGCGTACCGAGCCATGCTAGACGCGGCCCCGCGCCAGGGGGATCGACCGATCTATGATGCTTGTGCCAATTGTTTGCGGCCTCAAGGCGAACATAGCGAGGATGGTCATTGTCCAGCCCCGTACACTACAGTATGGCACGCATGGGACTATGCCGCACCACCGGAGAATCAACCATGAACGAACAGCAACGGCATGCATTTGAGGAAGCGCTACATCAGAAATTTACCGGCATCCCACTCTCTGATGAAGAGGTGAATTTGGCTCGGTGGGGCTGGCAAGCCGCACTCGCCCAGCGTGAGCCAGTGGCGGAGGTAAAACGATATGGCCCTACGCTTTACAATGATGGATATGAAGACCGGGCCTTATGTCTGGAATGCCTAACTGGTCAGTATGTGCACTTTGAAGATTGGCAACGCACCGAAGCGGCGCGGCTGGCGGCTGATAATTTCGCTGGATGCGCCAAGCTGGAATTAGAACGCGTGCAAGACGAACGCGACGCCCTGCGCGCCGAACTGGCCGCGCTGAAAGGATCGGAGTGATCGAAATCACGCTGCCCTATCCGCCCTCGGCCAACAGCTATTGGCGCAGCCCCAACACCGGCAAGTTGGCTGGGCGGCACCTGCTCAGCGAAAAGGGCCGCAACTACCGGGAGGCGGTCAAGGTGCTGTGCTGGCAACTCGGGCTCAAGCGCATGCGCGGCCGGCTCTCAGTGTCGTTGGTGGTGCACCCGCCCGACCGGCGCCGCCGCGATCTTGACAATGTGCTAAAAGCCAGCTTCGACAGCCTGACTGCTGGCGGCGCATGGGAAGACGACAGCCAGGTGGACCGCATCCTGGTCGAGCGCGGCCACGTGGTTAAGGATGGCGCATTGAAGGTCACCATCCAGGCCATTTAAGGCTAGAAAACGCCACCACGATGCGATACATTTAAGCAAACGCCATTCATTGCGAAAAAGGATAGAACATGGGCCTGCTGGACACAAAGATGCGCAACAAACTGCCTGATTCGGCGTTCGCCGGCCCGGATCGCTCCTATCCCGTTCCCGATAAGAGCCACGCTGCCAACGCCAAGGCGCGCGCCGCGCAGCAGGTCAAAGCCGGCAATCTGTCGCCGTCCGCAGCCAAGAAAATCAACGCCAAGGCCAACAAGGTCCTCGGCAAGAAGAAGTAACCCGATTCATGCGTGGCTCCCGAGCGCGTCACTATCGGGGGAGCGCTTCGGCGCTGCGTCATCTCCTATGGGTGTATTAACGCTTGCCGGTGGGCGTAATCACCGGCATCTACACGCATGGCGGTAGATCGTCTGCAAAGCGCGGACGTAAACAGACCGGGCCGGTATCAGCCGCCAGCCGTGTGGACGAATACATGATGAACCGTTCGCAAAAGTTTCCCCGAAGGACCACCGCTTACCCCGCTCAATGCGGGGATTTTTTTGCCTGTCATCAGCAATGAGAATGGTATAATAAATGTGAAAATATCTGCATTTGTCACATGACATAGGGGACGGCATGACGACCATCAGCTATACGATCATCGACGACAAATACAACGTCGAGGGCAAGGACCATGTGTCACTGGTGAATGCCACCATTTACAAATATCTTAGCATGTTTGGCAATACCGGCCAGATGACGGTGCTGAATTATCCGCGCGACATTACCCAAGAGGCGGCGCTATTCAAGCAGAGCATCGACGCCGCGCCGGACACAACCATCAATAACAGTTGGTCGTCGTTCTCGCTGATCAAGACCGCTGGCGCCATGCTGTACTACAAGCCGGATGTGTATCAGGTGTACAAAAGTGCGTTTGAAGCGGGAAAGACGCTGGTATTCGCGGCCGGCAATTTCGGTGCCTTTAAGCCGCTTTCGATGTCGTTCGAATCGTCGCTGCCATTCTCGCTCAACATCAGCGCCATGGACGAAACCCATCAAATATCCAGCTATTCCAGCGTCAATCCAGGCATTACCAATTACATCGCCGATGGCAGCATTCAGTATATGGGCCAGACCTATCACGGTACCTCGTTTGCCGCGCCGCGCGTCACCGCACTGGTGGCGATGCTGCAGGACAAATATCAGCATTCCCTCGATAATTCCGAGATTCACACCATTCTGGACTTGGCGAGCAAGGGCGAGCTGATGACCATCAGCGGCCACCCGGAGATCGCCGGCAGCTATTACCATGTGATTGACGACAGCGTGTTTGCCAAGGCGCTCAATTCGTCCTACGTGCCTGGCACCATCGACAACAAGGTAAAGGTGTCGGCGCTGTATGAGCTGGTGTTGAACCGGGTGGCCGACGACGAAGGGCTTGCCTACTGGACCGCCATCGCTGACAAACAGGGAATTGGGGCCGTGTTCAACAGCGCCAAAGGCTACGCCCAGCACTATAGCGAGGAAGGGGTCAGCCTGTTCGACAAGGTGCAAGACCTGTACCACCTGTTTCTTGGGCGTGAAGCCGACGACAAAGGCATGGCGTGGTGGCTGGACGTGGCCATGCAGACCCAGCGCCCGAGCGGCGATCAAATTTACAACGGCGGCCACGTTTGGGACATGAACGCGATGATCAAGATTATGGGCGACAGTGGCTTGCAACTGCCGGAATGGTGGGGCCATTACCAGATTAACGCCTAGCGCAATTTTGCCAATATAACGGTATAATTCTGGTAATTTAAATTCCAAAATGGCATAAAGGGGCACGTCATGGACCCAGGCGGATGGAGCGGCCAAGCGCCGTTGAATGCCAGTACCACCGCCTATGCGGCCAATCTGGTGGCCAAGGCGAGTTCGGGGCGGTTGTGGGCGGTAAAAGGCTACAACTCAGGCCCGGCGCAATTCTTGCAGCTGCATGATGCGGCCGCGCTACCCGCCAATGGTGCGGTGCCGGTGGCAATTTTCATCATTCCGGCCACCGCCAATTTCGAATTCGACTTCGGCCTGTACGGCCGTGCCTTCGATAACGGCATCACTTTCTGCAATTCCAGCACCGGCCCGACCAAGACCATCGGCGCGGCGGATTGCTGGATCGACGCGAGGTTTTCGTGATGATGCTGTCCTCGCTGCCGGAGTACCTGATTCAAATCGGCTTCGGCCTGGTGCCGGGCGTATCGCGTGTCACCGGACTCGGGCATAACCCGTCGATTGCTGCCGTGCCGGCCGACGTGTGGTCCGGTGGCGGCACCTATCCGTGGTTGACCGCCGCCACCTCGCTGGAAATGGTGTCGAGCAGCGCCAGCGATGCCGCTGCGGGCACAGGCACGAGAACAGTGCTGGTGGCCGGTCTGGACGCTAACTATGTAGCGGTATCGGAAACGGTCACGCTGAACGGCACCACGCCGGTGGCGCTGCTGAACCAGTATTTCCGCATCAATTCTCTGATTCAGATGAGTGCCGGCAGCGGTAAGGTCAACGCCGGCACCATCACGCTGCGCGATAGTGGTGGCGGCTCCACGCGCGGCCTGATCCCGGTGATCGGTGGCCAGGGTATCGGCATCAGCCGCCAGTCGGTCTACACCGTGCCGGCCGGCTTCACCTTGCAGATTCTGAGCCAGTACATCGGTGTCAACGGGTCCGGCGCCACGCGAACTGTCGACGTGTCAACGTACATTCAGTCGTCGCTCGGCTATCACCGTCTGCCGGTGGTGCTGTCCGCCCAGGACGGCAACCCGTACCGGCACGACGGCATCCCCGGACTGACCCTGACTGAGAAAACCGACTATTGCCTGCGCTGCACCGCGATCAGTTCCACCGTGGAGCTGACCGGCGCGTGGCTCGGCATCCTGCGGAAGAACTGACATGCAAACCTTTGAGCTGGACCAGATTCAAGCCGCGCAGGATCATCGCCCGCAGGTTGAGCGCTTCATTACCGCCAGCGCGATCTATGTGATCGAGAGCATGGCCGATTACGACAGCGTGCCGCCCGAAGTGCAGGCGGCTATCGACCTGCGCAACGAATTCGGTTAATATTTAAATAAGCCCGTCGTCTACCTAGCCAAGGGCGCGAATGTTTAGGGGAATTACCCGGCCGGATTCCCCTTGATCTATCCGAAAGGATAGCAACGCGCTACAGCGAGCGGTATTCCGCGGGCTTTCTCACGTCCTCAATCTAAACAACATGCATAGAACGCGCTACAATGGTTATGCACCACCCATATAACAGGGCGTGCTAAAGGAGTTAACCAAATGAGCGACAACCCCAAGCGGCCTGTTGGTCGCCCGTCAGATTATCGCCCTCAGTATGCAGAGCAAGCGCGCAAGCTATGTTTGCTCGGGCTGATCGATGCCGAGCTAGCTGAGTTCTTCGGCGTATCAGAGCAAACCATCAACGCATGGAAACATGCGAATCCAGAATTTCTTGATGCCATACAAAAGGGAAAGCTGCTAGCCGACGCCGATGTGGCCGGCAAGCTATACCACCGCGCCATGGGCTACGAGCATGAAGACGTGGACATTCGTGTGATCGACAGCCAGGTAGTGATGACTCCGGTGACCAAGTACTACCCGCCCGATACCGGTGCCGCGATCTTCTGGCTGAAGAACCGCCAGCGCGGCAAGTGGCGCGACAAGGTGGAGAACGAGATTACCGGCTCTGAAGGCGGCCCGATCCGCCTAGAGCTGGAATTCGTCAAAGCCCCGCCCCGTGAAGACGAGCCCGCATGAGGGCGCAATTTCCGGACAAGCTGGAATTTCTGTTCCGCCCGTGCCGCTTCAAGGTGGCGCGCGGCGGCCGTGGCTCCGGCAAGTCGTGGGGCTTCGCACGGGCACTGTTGTTGCTGGCCGCGCGTCAGCCACTACGCGTGCTGTGTACCCGGGAAATTCAGAACTCGATTAAGGACTCCGTCCACCGCCTTTTAAGCGATCAGATCAGTGCGCTCGGTCTGCAGTCGCTATACGAAATTCAGAATGATCAGATCATCGGCCCGAACGGCTCACTGTTCCTGTTCTCCGGCTTGCATCAGCAAACGGTGGACTCAATCAAGTCGTTCGAGGGCGTCGACATCGTATGGGTCGAGGAAGCGCAGTCGGTGGTCAAACGCTCTTGGGACGTGCTGATCCCGACCATCCGCCGCCCCAATTCGGAAATATGGGTCACGTTCAACCCGGACCTCGACACTGACGACACCTACCAGCGTTTCGTGGTCAATCCGCCGGAAGGGCGCTGCATCTCGATTGAGATGAACTTCAGCGACAACCCGTGGTTTCCGGATGAACTGGAGCAGGAGCGCCAGCACTGTGCGCGCACCCGGCCCAATGACTATCCGAACATCTGGCTCGGCAAATGCCGCTCGGTGGTGGACGGGGCGATCTACGCCGACGAAGTGCGCGATCTGCTCGAATCGGGCCGGCACGGCTTCGTGCCGTACGATCCAACGCTGAAAGTGCATGCCATCTTCGACTTGGGCTGGAACGACCTTACCGCAATCATCCTGGCGCAGCGCAACGGCCCGGAAATGCGCGTGATCCGCTACATTGAGGACAACCGGCGCCGCCTCGACCAGTATTCCGCCGACCTAAGAGACTTTCGTTATAACTGGGGCAAGGTATTTTTGCCGCACGATGGAACCAGCGGGAATATCGTTTCCGGCACGCTCACGCCGCGCACAACCATGGAGTCGCTCGGCTGGGAGGTGGAAATACTGCCGCGTCTCGATCCGGAGGACGGCATCCGTTTGGCGCGCGAGATGTTCCCGCGCACCCGAATCGACAAGAACCAGGCCGGCCCGCTGGTGGAACGGCTGCGCCGCTACCGGCGCCACATCAACAAGGTAACCCGCGAACCCGGAGCCCCATTGCACGACGAGAACAGCCACGGCGCCGACGTATGGCGCTATCTGGCGATGGCCGCACCGCAGATGGTCAACGAGGAATGGGGCGGCGCACTAAATTACCGTAAGATTGGCACCGCCTGATTTGAATAACCAACAGCTATATGCGATGATACTTTTAGTATTTCAAAGGGATTGACATGGAGCTGAACGACGACATCGGATACGGAGAGCCGGACGCCGAGCAACCGGAATCCACTCGCATGAGCGAGCAGGAGTTGCTGGCGCTGGTCGATACCGAGGTGTCCGAGGCGCGCAGCTACCAGGACACGGTCGGCGCGCTGCGCCGCGAGGCGCTGGAGTTCTACTTCGGCGACCCGGTCGGCCGACTCGCTCCCCCGGAAATCGAAGGGCGCTCGACGGTCGTCTCGACCGACGTGCAAGACACCATCGAATGGATGCTGCCGTCGCTGCTGAAAATTTTCACCGCCGGTGACGAGGTGGTGGAATTCACGCCGAATGGTCCGGAAGACGAGGCCGGGGCCAAGCAGGCGACCGAATACATAAACTATCTGTTTCGCAACCATCCCGACACGTTCCGCCTGTTGTATACCTGGCTCAAAGACGGCCTGCTTGAAAAGCTCGGCGTGGCGATGGTGTATTGGGACCCAACCCCGAACCGCGAGCGCGAGCAATACAGCGGCTTGTCCGATCTGCAGCTGCAGCAGTTGCTTAACGATCCGGATGTCGAGCCGATTGAGCATGCGGTGCGCACCGAACTGCGCCTAGTCATGACGCCGCAGGGCCAAACCCAGCAGCAAGACCAGTCGCACGACGTGACCATTCTGCGCACCACCAAGCGCGGCAAAATCTGCTTTGAATCTGTACCGCAGGACGAATTCCTGCTGTCGCCAGCCGCGCGCAGCCTGGAGGA